AACCCGGCATTGTCACCGCAGCACAAGGGCAAATACGCCTAACAGGAACGGCCAATAATGCTGAATTGGTCAGAGGTTTAGCGCAGTTTAGCCATATTTGGCTAATATTTGTTTTTCATGGCACCCTAGCACAAGGTTGGAAACCCTTAGTACGCCCACCACGCTTAGGCGGTAATAAAAAGCTCGGCGTATTGGCAACACGCTCAACGTTTAGACCCAATCCTATTGGCATGTCGGTGGTAAAGCTCGACGAAATAGAGCTACAAGCCGAGCATCAAGGCTCGCAGGTTATTTTGCATATAAGTGAATTTGATTTACTTGATGGCACCCCGATAGTCGATATTAAGCCTTATGTTCCCTATGCCGATATTATTGCTGATGCCCAAGGCGGATATGCCCATCAGCAACCAACGAATGACCTTAGCATCATATTTACTGCAGCTGCAGTAACAGTTATTGATGAATATTCATCATCATACCCAAAACTACGTCAACTCATTGAGCAGGTACTAAGCCAAGACCCTCGCCCGGCTTATAAACAAAAACATGCTGACAATAAAATCTACGGTATGAGCTTGTATGAATTTAATATTCAGTGGCAATTCGATGGTAGCCATACCATTAGGGTCATCTCTGTTGAAATAAACAAGCCTTCACCTGTTTGATCTCCGCTGAGATTATTTATATCAATCGCCCGATTATCGCGAGTACAGATAACGTTAAACGCTAAACTGCTAGCAAAGCTCATCAATATCAGCATTCACAAGAGAAGCGATTGAATACCTTTAACCTTAAAAACTATAAAGCCACGATAGAATTACTACTGTTAGCGAGCATTTGGGGTGCTTCATTCATGTTTATGCGCATTGGCGCACCTGAATTTGGTCCGATATTGTTCACTACATTGCGTGCTAGCATTGGCGCTATATTCTTGTTTAGCTGCTTAGTTTTATTTAAACAAACCAAAGCACTCAATGGACGTTGGCGAAGGATATTTGTTGTCGGGGCATTAAATACCGCAATGCCTTTTGCTCTTTTTGGTTATGCCACACTAACGTTAACCGCAGGAACAACTTCAGTATTGAACGCAACAACACCTATGTTTGGTGCTATCGTGGCATATTTCTGGTTAAAAGATAAATTAACACCAAGCGCGACATTAGGACTCTTTATTGGTTTTTTAGGGGTATATTTACTGGTATCTGAAAATGGGCACTTTGACAGTAATAACAGTGCATTTTTTAATGATAAGGATGTGGTATTGCCAACGTTAGCGGCAATGTTAGCTGCACTTTGTTACGGTATTTCAGCAAATTATACCAAAAAATATTTAACCGATATCAAGCCATTAGCTTTAGCTGCCGGCAGTCAAATTACGGCTAGTGCCATACTGTTACCAATGAGCTTATTTTTTATCCCTGAAACATTACCCAGTGCAAAAGCCATTGGCTCGGTGATACTTATTGGCGTTATTTGTACCGGTGTTGCCTATATTATATTTTTTCGTCTTATCGCTGAATTAGGCCCCGCAAAAGCTATATCTGTTACCTATTTAATTCCAGTTTTTGGCATTTTATGGGGAACATTATTTTTAGATGAAACAATCAGTTTAATGATGCTGTGCTGATGCCGCGCGCGAAAAGTATTGGCGAAAACTGCGAAAACTGCGAAAACTGCGAAAAGTATAGATTTCAATAATAGAAAAGCTATTTCTATTATTGAAATGGTTTATAGATATTAAGAGATTTTTGTTGGGCTACTTAAAAAGCTCTTGGCGGGCATTCATGAATTGCAGTGCAAAAGTCTTGAATGGTATTGGAGCTAATAAGCTAAATCCCGCCCCAGCTTGTTAATGCAGATTTTTTATTAACAACAACGGGTATTAGCTGATTACTTATATCAGCTATCCAGTCGACTATGTCGATAGTACCGTCGCTTATTTTTGCAATATTTAAGCTGTGTACTTGTGATATTTTCACTTCTTTGTCATTCAATAAAGCCGATGTGCCGTCTTTCTTGATCAGAGATAAACCAAACTTAGCGTCAAGTGTGTCCGGTGTGCCATCACCATCTGTGTCGTTGTGCTTTTTATCAATATGCACTAGCACTAAGTGCAGTTCTTCAATACTGTTAACAATATTGACTACATTAAAAACCCGCTGGGTTACATTAGAGTTTTTAAGCGGTGTAAAAGTTAAAGTTGTTAAATCTGTTGGGGTTATTTGCATGTTAATTCCTATTAATAATAACTTACGGCTTATACTGTGCGTTATGGGTAATAATACGGTTATTAGGGTTAATGCCAGCGGCAAAGCTGCCATTCCCCACTGATATGTGCATTACCGCTTGTTCGCCGACAATTTCACATCGCGTTACCGTTTCCCAATTAAGCGTTTGATCACTATCTTTTAAGGTGGCAAGTTTATCTTGGCCAACAACCAACTCTTTCGGAGTAATGATCACATGGTTTTCAAATTCAAGCGGCGTGCTTTCGCTCACCCTAACAATAGCACCGGAGCTTGTTTCTATTTCATAGACAACGTGTTTTTGTTCAAGCTTTTTCGCTTGTAAAACCTTGCCTTTGACCGATTTTTTGCCTTGCCACCATAAATCAAGCGTATCGCCTGCTTTAACGTTATTCGCTTTTAACTTTTCAGTTAAATACATGTCTAACGCAACGCAATCATCTGGCGGGGGATTAGTAGTACCTCCACCATCAGTTGCAGTGGTAATGCTCGATACAAAAATGCGGTGGTTACTAGCAGCAATAGTCTGTAGCGTTGTCGTTACTTGATAAGTTACAGCGCCACCGCTATACGTTGGATCGTCGTAAAACACATAATATTTAGTGTTAAATGATAGTCCTGTGATTGAACCGGCATTGAGCGAGAGCAAGCCAAAACCGTATTGGCGGGTGTGACTTGCAATTGTGATTTTCGCAGTACTGCCGTTGTCTTGAGACGTCAACGGGTTAATGTTTAGTGCTGTGCCGGCACCCGCCGACACTAAGTTCGGCATGTATTGTTGGTCGGGAACGCGGTATAAACGATAACCGCTGTAATAGGCTTGGCCTGTAGTGTAATAATTCATTAAAACTATCGTTCGAACAAAACAAACTTCGTTACCGTCTGAACCATTATAGGGGGTATGGGCTTCTGGCAAAGCGTGAGAAAAAGTGAATTTAGTCCAGCTAGTCGGCAATAAAGTATTATGTAAACCACCATAAATTATACCAGCATTGATACCAATGTACTTTTTATTGCGATCATAACGTTCAATACCCATGTATGCGCGCACAGTGGTGCCGGTTTGTTTGGCCCACATTTCCCAGTGCAATGTTTCGCCTTTTTTAACAGGAACATAATCAGAGTAATGATCTATATACTCGGTAGTACTAAAACCAAGCGCTAGAGGCGAGCCAGCGGGCATAACATGGGGCGCTAAGCCATTCCAGCTATGTAGCGTTAGGTTTGACTGCGTTAACCGCGCCGCATCGGCTTTAGCCTGTGCGTCAGCTATGGCTCTGGCTTCCTCTGCTGTTACAATGCCGTCGGCATAAGCTTTAGCCGTGGTTTCGGCTAAATCTGCTTGGGCTTGGGCAGCGATTGCGGCATTGTTTAAATTTGCATAAGTACTAAATTGAATTGAGCTAATAGAACTACCAATGTTGTAAAAACTTGAATCAAAGCTCAATACTTTATTTGCTGTCGCAGCAACAGTTCTAATTGCACTGCCGTTTTTGTAATAGATAACATTAACGCCGTCATATACCACGGCTAAATGATCACCTGCAACATAGTTTTGTACAGAGTCTAACACTTTATTTTCACCATTTTCATATACAGCGAGCCAACCACCAGCTTTGGCATATATTGCATAATCGATTGAATTATAATTTGTGTTATAAGTCGGGTCGCTATTTAAACCAAACATGAGATACGCATTGGCTTGGTCTATTATCGCGCTAGCATAAGCGCCACCTGAATAAGCCTCTTTTGAATAAACTTGCTCAGTCCAAACTGTGCCACTTGTCATTTTAGCCGTGGCACCTTTTACCTGTATGCCCGATGATGAAATTAGTGAAAGCGATGTTGATAAATTATAATCAGTTACATCACCCACCAAAGTCCAATCAGTACTAACAAAACTACCTGTTGCTCTATTAATAGTGCTGCGCATTATGCCTGCGCCTGTATCCCATAAATCGCCAATGTCGTAAGGCGTTACCGGCTGAGCAACAAATACTCGGCGTTTACTGTCAGCAGTATCTTGTGCTTGTGCAGCATCAGCTAAGGCTTTAGTCACATCGCTGTCGCTAACTTTCGTCCACTGATACACACCAAGGTTAACCATGAAACGGTAGGAATAACCAGTTAAATTGTCGTAATACAAATCACCTAAATGAATGTTTTTATCGTCTGCAGTCTTCCAATTTACCGCGGGCTCGTTACTTAAAGCAGGGGCATTATCTAAAAACCAAGTGGTTATTGACTTGTCAATTTGTGCTTGTAACACGGCTTTCTCGCTAGCATATAACGAGTCGGTAACAAAACCTGTAATTTCTGCATTACTTATGCGGCTATCATCGTAATCAGTTACATCAGCGCCTGAGCTTGGCAAAACGTCCCAACCGGCCATGTCTTTAATGCCTGCAGGTTCTTTGCTAATAACAATGGTATCGGTTTGAAACACCGTGCGGTTCATGCGGTTACGCGCCACCACTTTTACTTCATAAGTAGCCGCTGGCAGGCTGTTAATGTCGATAAACTGCTCAGGCGTTGTTTTACGATAATGCGAGGTGTATTTATTTGTCGCTGACAATAAAGGATCATATATTGGGTCGTCAGGGTCTAGCCGTGGGTCGTCATAACTAATAAAGCCTGGGTTTATCGTGCGTAACTGTACGCTATATTCAATTTCGGCATTGTTTTCGTCATAAACCCACGACAATCGGCCTTGGTTGTCACGTATGCCAGCGGCGTCAGTCCAGGTAATAGCATTTGCGACAAATTCGAGCATTTCAAAATGGTCAACAAAGTCATTGCCAATCAGCGCGGCTTCGTTGGGCTGAAAACTGTCAGAATATAAGCTGTCATCGTCTTTGCCGAACGTAAGTACTGCCGTGCGTTTTTTGCTGTCCCACGCCCAGTCAACACATTTAAACTCCGCATTAACAATGCCGTCTTCTGGTAGGTTTATGGTAACCGCTTGGCCTGGCATCACTAATAAGCCAATGGCAAACATTGGAAAACGTAATGAAAACCCTGAGCGATTTTGCTCTAACTGATTCTTACCAATGCGCTGGCACATAGTTTCAGAGTTAGTCATTTTCAGCTCAACGCTTTGCTCAAGCTTCATACCGTCAGCGGCTTTATAAATAGCGTTTTCAGTCGGCGGTGCATCCGTTAACTGGTAATACTTTTTAGGATTAACAAACGACGTACGCACCGTATTGGTTCGCTCTTTTATCGGCGTATGGGGTTTATAGCTTATGTCAGCTGCAGCATGGCTTTTATCTAGCACCATGGTAGGTGCGCCTTGGTAAACACCGGCTTTAAGGTAAATTTTACCTGCAACGTTATACATTTTACCGGCACAAGCCGACAACAAATGTTGCATACCGGCACTCGGACTTTGGCTTTTTAATAAAGTACCGTTACACGTAAAGCGATTTTCAGTAGCTGCAAGGCCGTTGCTGTCGGTGAAATTAACCACTTCGTCACAAGCATTTGCTTGAGCAGCAATGTCGGGCCAGTCAAATCGATTGCTGGGTTGCTCTTTGTAGCCGCCAAAACGGGCAAAGTCAGCGGCCGCTAGAATAGGATTAGCTGAATGCTCCCACGTTGTAGCATCGTTAAACCTGTGACTACCCAAGCCGCCCATAGACCCGTCTTTTCGCACATCGTAAATACGCTTACCCTTTACCTTAAAGCGCACAGCATTAATGCCGTTAGGGAAAAAATCAGGGTCAATTTTAACCTCTAAGGTAACGTAACTTAAGCCAAAACCTATATGGTCATTGGTCCAGCCGTCGCAATAACGCTTAGCTACGGGGCAAACGGTGGTTTGGTCGCCCAGGTGAGTAGCCATTTTAAAGCGGCTGCTCATGCCAGGCTCATCATGCAGCTTGCCTTCAATATCGTACAAGGCAATGCTTTCACATTCGTGATCTGCAATAGCAATGGTCATTACATGCCACTTGTCGCTTTCATTGTCGGTATAGGTGCCATAGCCCACAATACCGCCACTGATCACGGCTTCACCGTAAACAAGGCGGCGAGCTTGAACACCGCCAACCGTTAGGTTTTGGTCGCCACCAGCACCTTCACCCATATCGCCAAGCTCAGGAGTCATGGCCTCAGTTACAGCATACGTGGCTATCGCCGCGCCAATACCAATAGCTACTGCTGATGCTACGGCATAACCGGCGGCAGTGGCACCTGCATAAGCAACAACGCCAATAACGACTGGTGGCATTATTTAACCCTCCATACATTTATAATACTGGCCAAAGGCAACTGACTTAAGCCCGTGGGGCTAACGCAATAAACACTACTTCTAAAAATAACCCCTGCGGCTAATTGCCCTTGATGATTCTTTACCAACGCCACGTCACCATTTTTGGCACTTAACGGTGCTATAGCTTGGCCTAACTTGGCATTAAGCAACATCTCAATTGACGTGTAACCGTGTTTTTTCAACGCGCGTGCAGCACCAAGTTCAGTGCGGTATTTACCACGAAACTCTGGGGCTAAATCAACACTTGTTACGGCAAGCACCGCATTGGCTGCAAATAAACAGCAATCGTTTTCGCCCCAAACAAAGGGCTTGTTTTTATGCGCTTGAATAAATGCTTTAATAATAGCTAAACTCATCTTAATCTTTTCCTACTTACACTATTTCCGCCACCGCCGCTGTAGCCGCTACTTACACCTCCTACAGGTGTGCCAGCAACGCCAGAATTCAGCGGCTTTGACGCCAACAATTCCACTTGATTGAAAAATTTATCTCCCGGGTAAAGCGCTTGTTGGGCGGCATCAGAATACATATTATTTTCAATCGGGCTATTCCAAATTTCTAGCCAATCGACCAGGCTAACTGTTACCTTAGCAATGCCACTTTTAACAACATCTAAATCGCCAATGGTGCCGCTAAATAGCAAATCACCATCTAGTATTTTTAAGTTTTCATCAAGCACAACAATGTCAAGCTCTGCATTATTGCCAATCGGATCATCAGCTAACACATCACGCACTAACGCGGGGTCGGTTATCGACAACGAAATAGACAAGCGCTTAGCATTACCTTTGCCGTCTTCTTGCACTTGACCAATACTGCCAAGTTCGCCAACGCCCAAATAGGTATTGCCTTTGTAAACGCGCTCGCCCAAACCACTGTGCACATATAACCAACCACTGGGCCATTGCAGCTTTAAAAAATAACGAATGCGCTGTGGCTGGTCGCTTAAAATGGCATTTTGAATTACCGTTGAAAATCGCATTAACGTAAGCTCTCTATTAATGTTATTGAAATACTTTTAAACACCCGGGGCGAATGAGAAAAGTCTGGAATTTGTTTTGGGTCTTCTAACATAAACAAGCCCGTTGGCTCGGTTACAATAAGCAGCGTATTGTCAGCGGGTGGAGTGATAATTTCAGGTACAAATTTCAAGGTAACTTCACCCAGCGCATTGGTTGTTGCATCTTGGGTTAGCTCATGCAAGCGTTTACCCAGCTGAAACCGGTCACCAATTTTACCCACTAGGCCGTTAACGGCTAAACCGTCTACCGTTAAAGCAATACCGTATTGGCCGCTGCCTTTTACCCGCGCAGTGCCAGCCCAGCTGCCTAAGTTTTGGTGAGCAAAATCTTTTGCGCGCAATTGGTTTACTTGCCCACGCAAGCCCATTAACGCGCCACGAATGTCGCGGCCTAGCATGTGCGGTAAGTTGGTCCAGGTTATTTTTGCCTGCCATTTGTCGCCAGGCTCTTCTGCTACCTGTTCTATTTGCGAATACGGATTAAAATCAGCCGTGCTCGCCGGGATCACCATAAAGCTGCTAGCGCTTGGGTCAATGGCGGGTAAATCAATAATAGTCATTACATTGCTGCCTTAAGTTGTTGCGTAAGTGCGCCATTGGTGGAAAAGTCTTCATATAAATCAGCACGCATTTTTTCGGTTGATAAGTTAATGGCGCTTTCAATATCAGCGTTACTGTTACCGTTGCCTTCAATGGTAATTTTATTGGTGAGATAAATAATGGGGGCTGAGCCACCAGACTGGCTATTGTTCAGGTATTGTTTTAAGTCTTGGTTCGTTCTGTTGTCTACAACACGTTCACCTTTGTCGAGTAACCACGTACCTTCTGACGGTATTTCATCGATACCGTCATGTGCCATACCCGCTAACGCTAAGCCTTCGGTTAAGGCAAACGTGGTGGCAATACCTGCTGAGGCTGGCACGGCGTTAGCACCAAAACTGGCTAACGACGCAAAAGCAGCCGCTGGGGCATAACTTGCAGCCATGGCCGTACCTGTTGTAGCTGCTAAAGCCACATTCGTTGCTGCACCTGTTGTGCCTATTACTTTTTCAATAGCAGAAAGGGCTAGCTTTTTAACACCAATCTGCACTAAACCTGAGATCACTTCTTTTATCGCCGAACGAGCAATGTTTCTCATGGTGTCGCCAAAGTTTTGTCCTTCCATGATTGACGTACTAACTGCGTCACCCATATTTTGGGCAAAGCTGTTAAAGGTATTACCCCACATAGTGTCAAAATCTTGCGACGTAGAGCTAATGTGTTCTTTCATTTGCTGCCAAAATGGCAACTGCTGTTCGCCCAATGCTGCCGTAGCATCAGCTTTTTGTGCCAAAAGCTCTAACTGAGTTCTTAACTCGTCATTAATGCCTTTTAAACTGCCGTGTTCAATTTCATAATTAAGTTGAGCAACATTGCTTGACTCGCTAGTTAGTTCTGCTTTTCTTTGCAGTGAGTTAGCATAACTGTCTGCCGTGCTTTTAAGCTCTTTTGCTTGATTAACCGATTCTTTGTCTGCAGTTAGCGCTTTATTCTTAGCGTCAATTTCTTGCGCCAAATTAAGCAGCGAGGCTTTTTGCCCTGGCAATAAATCTTTGTACTTGCCTAATGTGGTTTCATACTCCGCGTTGGCTAATTGTGTTGTTTCGCCCAGCAAAGCAAGTTGGCGGCTTAAGGCTTCTTCTTGTTGTGCAAAAACATCGAGTGAATTGTTGTCTTGTCCTGCCTTTGGTTTTGGCTCAGAACTTACGGGAGCAGCAAGTAGTTCATTTATTTTATCTTTAAGCTCTTTAGTTTTTGCAAACTTTGCTTCCAATGCTTCAATTTCTACATCGCGATTTAAAACCGTTTTATCTGTTTCTTTATTAGGGTTTTTAAAGCCTCTAGCTGCTTGCACTCTGTTGTATTCTTCTTGTGCTTTTAGGGTTCTTAAGCGAGCTTTATCTATTTCTGCAGCGGGATCATTTTCTAAGTTAAACAGTCTCAAACTAAGTTGTTTTGTAGTTAGCTCTGTCAGTTTTTTATCTGCCAATCCTATTTTTTCAGCTAAATTCACACTTTCTCTGGCTGCATCAGCGGCGCTCATGGCATAGCTACCAATCGCGTAAGCGGCAAGCATAGCAACACCTGCAGGACCACCCAACAATCCCAATGCCGCAGCACCAGCTCTTCGGGCAGTGTTTGCTTTATTTGTAGCTATCGCTACATTATTCGTTGCAAGGGCAACAAGTTTTTCACTTGCTGCTAACTGTCCATTTGCTCTTGCTAAATTTGTTATCGCTTTAGATCTAATGGTTGTATTCTGAGCATTCTTAAGCATGCGTTGTGCGGCTGCTTGCTCTTGAATCGCACGTTGATTTGCTAGCTGTGCTTGAGCTAACTCAGATTTTGTTAGCATGAGATTTGCTTGGTTAGATGCTCTAGTCGCTACCGTGTCTTTTACAATAGCAGCGGCTTTATTCGACAAGGCATTAACAGCATGAGCCATAGCAAGCGCAAAGCTACCAAATACTACATTGCTTACGGTATCAGTATTTTCACTAAGTGAAATTAAGCCGGCGGTCAAAACATCAAGTACCGGCAATAAGGCATTATTAATGGGTTGTTCTAGATTTTTAGCAAGCAATAAATAAGCTGTGCTTACGTTAGCAAACTTTGCATTAATATTATTTGCTGTCTTTGCTGCTGCGCCATCATATTCGTTTAGCGCAGTTACCATATATTTAGCGAACATTTCGCTAGTGACTTTCCCCTCACCTACTAATTTTCTAAAAGCTGCGCCAGTTTCTTGCCCCGCAGCACGTGCTAATTTACTTAGCAACCCTGGCATTGGCTCAACCACTTGGCTTAATTCTTGAGCTTGCACTGTGCCTTGGCCTAGCACCTGATTCAAGCCGTAAAGCACCTGTTTTAAATTAGCCGCATCTGCGCCCGTTTCTGATGCGGCATTTGATAAACCTTCGAGCATTAACCTTGCTTGTTCATCATTAATAATGTTTTCTTTAACCATTACCGATAAACCTGCATAACCACTGGCTAAGCCGGTTAGCTCTTTATGATGTTCTTTTGCCAAGCTAATTAAAAAACTTTCTTTGTCAGCGTAATCAACAGTACTGTCACTCAGGCCACGTAAGCGTACGCGCAAGTCTTGAAACGTTGCTAAATCTGTTACAAGTTTAGCACCTAAGCCTACGGTTCCCATTACTGCTGACATGATCATCATAGATTTAACCATATCAGTAATTGAGCCGTGTGCGGCATGAGCGTGTTTTGTTGTTGTAGCTAAAGCGGTGCTACTAGTATTTAATGATTTAGCAAATTGTTGATTTTGGACATCTGCTCTTTGAGTGTTATTACTTAAGCGTAACGTAGCCGAGCCTGCACCTTTCGCGCTTCTACTAAAGTTTTCAATAGCGACAGTACTTTCTTTAACCTCACTTTTAAATTTGTCATTTTTAACATCAAAAACAATACCTAGCTTCATCACACTCATACGTCAACCTACGTTATTTTATTTTGTTAATGGCGCGAGCAGCTGCTGTGCTCATTACGCGTAAACCGTTAAATTGTGCCGCTGTATAGTTACGTTCACTCATACTTGCCTCAGTTTCTATTTGTACTAAATCAAGCCCTAAACAAGCACCGTCACTGGCGCGGTATCGCATTAAGTCACATACCTGGTTAAACCAAATTACAATGGGCCAGTTTTTCGGCATTATCATGATCACTTTGCTTTCGTTTAACTCGTCTAAAATATGTTGCGGTGCGAGTGCTCGTTTTAAGTCTTTCTCGGTTTCTCCATCAACCAATGGCGGAGCTGCCCATCCTTGCGCAGCATCTTTTAGTTTTTTACCGGTGCGCCTTGCTCAGCCTTTAAATAAGCAAATATAATGGCTCTACGTACATAGCTTCTTTTCGCTAAGGCGACTAAGTTTTCAATGCTAAATGTTAGGTCTTTATTGTCGGGAGTTTTAATGCCTTTCCAGTCTTTAACAATTAATTTAAGCACTGCTAAGTCGCTATCTTGTGCGGCGCATTGGTATTGTGTGTCTTCAATTAATTCAAACTGCACGTCAATTTCATGCTCAGACACCTTGCCGCCGTCAACCGGCACTGAAATCGTTACCGGCCACCACACAAATAATTCATCTTGTAGTTGATACATATTTTTTCTTCTTCTGGTCAATTGGGTTTATGCATTAGTGGGTAAAAAAACCATCCGTGGCGACTCAAGCTCGTCTTGTGCTTTCAACGTCAACACCCACCAGGAAGTTGGTTTTAATTTTTACTATGTAAAAGTCATTTTTATTTCGTCGTTGCCGGCACTGGTCGGAATAAGCTTTAAATCCATATCTAATGCGGCTTGACCTTCAAAGTCGCTATATTTAGGCGCTTTGGCTTGTACTTTAGGACAATCAATCGTGACAATTTTACCCGCCGTATTACCGTGGGTGATCGTTAATGGGCCAGTCACACTGTTTTTAGCATCGTCAAAGTAGTTATGTTGATCTAACTCTGGCGCCAAAATAGTGGTTGAGCCACTGGCACTACGCTTGGTAATGTCAATTTTCGCGGTGGTTAAGCTTTCTATGTACTTAACTTCTTGGCCAACATCTAAGTTAAGCTTGGTTGGCTCAGCAGCAAAACCATTTAGCATAAAGCCCGAGGTTCGGGTGGCACCGGTTGGTGTTGGTTTTTGCCAAACGGAAAAGTCTGACGTAGGCGCAACCACTTTAGCAGGGTCAACCCACAAGCCAATGTAGTTAAATTCAAGGTAGGGAATACCTTTTTCTAGCATAACTTTTACGCTAGCCATAGCGCCGCGCATTGCATGCAAAGTGTCGCCCTGGTAAAAGTGTACCGTCGCGCTTTCATAGTCTTGCGCTGCTAAAACATATTCGACACTTGTGCCGGCTACAATAACTTCAGCAAAGCCCGATGAGCGCAATATTACGCCAAGCCCTGGCGCAGTACCTGCAACACCACTGCCTTGCAATTCGGCTTTTGCGGTCAGCAAAATATGCTCGCCCACTAAAATATCTTCGTCAGCACCCAAATAAGGCTTAACTAAGCCACGCTCTAGTGCTTCAGCTTCAAGCGGGGTTATTCCAACGTCTTTACTTAAGATCGCATTGGCTAAACCCGTTGGATTAGCGTCAGTGCCGTAAGTGGCTTCTAGCTTTATCAACAACAGTTTTTTATCAAATTTCATAGGGGCTATTCCTTAACTTTTTCAACAGCTTTTTCAGCTGCGGTGGCTTTAGGTTCGACTCGCTTAGTACTTTCAATACGGGTTAACTTGCCGGTTACTGGGTCTTTGGAAAAACTGCCGCCCGGTGTTTTGTTTAGCGCTGGTTCCGCTTTTACTTTTGCTGTTTTAGACATTGGATGCTTCCTCTAAATGCTCGGTTGAAAACTGCTCTAATTTCCAAAGAGCATGATCGTTTGCACCAATGGTTCTTGATGCGTCAAGTAACAAAGCGCTATGCTCTGCAGTTGGTGTAAAACCAAATAATTGTTCTCGGGTTTTTTTTGTCACCGCATAAGCAGAATTTAGGGCTTTACTGCCTGATAAGTCGTTTACTTTTTTAATACCAATAACAACGCCGATAATGGTTTTTACATTTTGTAAAGGCATGCCCATGTCACGAGCATTACCACCAGGCTTGCGGCTAACTTCAATCACGTAAGCAACCGGTGATTGGTTTAATTTGCTTTTTAAAGCAGCACCTAAATCAACTCCTTCTTCAACCACATTAAAAAGCTTTTTACCATTGAGCTCAGCATTGGCCAGTTGTTTGATAATTGAATTAATCATTAAATAAAGCTCTTTGATTTATCGCGGCCAAATACCGTACCGCCACTTTGCATTTCAGGTAAGTCAACACTGGCAACTTCAACACCTTGTTCGGTTTTACCTATGGTTAACGTGCCTTTATTTACTTTTTCTAAGTACTTAATGGCATTGTTATAGCGAGTAGTGATGTGGTCGCTAGGGGCATCGTCATATAAGTAGTAACGCGCAATATTGCAAGCAAGCGGCTCAAGTGACTCAGGCAACGTGTCAGCTGTGTAATTAAAACGTGATAAATATCCATCCATTTCAGTGCTGGCATCTTCTATCGCACGATTAAGCACGTTATCGTCGATAACGCCTAAGTTGTTACGATCAGTAAGTTGAATTAATTCATCTTCACTAAAGCGGTCAATTAAGCTTTGCTTGCTGCAATACAACATTGTTATGCCTCGGCTTCAGTATTTGAATTACTGTTAGCGTCGTCAACTTCAACAACCTTTACGTTTTCTTGATACCAAGCCCATGCGGCGTCACGTTCTGCGCCTGTAGGTGTGTGTTCTTCATTGTTAGCCGTAACGGTTAACTGATCACAATTAGGCTTTTTGGTTAATGGTGCTTCTTTGTTTAAGCCGTCGATAACGACAATCCAATGGTGAAGCTCTTGTGGTGCTAAAGAGTAATCAAATTCGCCAGGTTCAAGCGCGCAATTACCTAAATCGGCAAGTGTGTCTTCATGCACATACTTAGGAGGGTTTGCTATTTCTATTTCAAGTAATGAAATAGTTTCTTGTTGCTCACTGCATTGATTTACTAACTCTTCAATACGGCCTTTAAGCCTTTCATTATCATTACGTAGATCTACAACGTTGGTTTGTAAAATACGTTCAGATTTAATATGTGGTTCAATTTCAGCTTGGTTTTCCAGCTCAGCAACAACCTTCACGTTTCCATCTGCAGATAACAACTGAATTTGTTCTTCGGTTGCTTCAAGCTCGTTTTCACCTTTATCTAAAGAAAACCCCGCTCGACGGTAACCTGATGCCATAGCGCTTAATACGGTAATAGCGATAAGTGATTTTTTCATTTTATTGGCTCTTTATTTTTTGAAAAGAAGATAAAAAATAAGCCACCACTCCTGTTAGTGGCTTAACTAGGAAGAACGATTAACGGTTAACCTGTACCCGTTGAACCCACTGACAACTGCCATAAGGTATAACCAGCTACTGCACGTGCTTCAGCACCAAACTTCAATTTTTTCTTGCTAAACACGTCATCGCTATTTAAGTCAGTTTGACTAACAAACACAGGCGCTTTGCGGTTTTGATACAAGAAAGGCTTGATAGGACGTGAAGTACAATGCAACATCCACTGGGTATTACTGGTTAGCCCTGGATTAACAATGATGTTGGTAATTTCACCGAAATATGGGTTTACAGTTCCATCGGCAAACTTTTTACTGGTTGCTAACATACGGGCCGCTGTTGCAGATGCTCTTGATACTTCAAGCGTGTCAGGCACAATTTTTAGCTTACGGCCATGTTCATCTTTAAGGCCAGTCATCATAAGAATTGCAGCACCGATAGAGGCATCTGCTTCAGCTTTGTTTTCCCAACTTAACGGCGCTGTTAATTTGTTAGAAACGCTTTCATCTTCTTGTGTAACTGGGTTAAAAACAGGGTGGTCAGTGTCGTAGAAAAACTGATTGTCATAACACAAAGTCGTGAACGCTTTGTCTTTGGCTTCATTAATCAAGTCATCAGGTAACTCTTTAGCGGCTTGGCCACCATCACGCGCTTGAATGGAGTACTGGCCCATTTTGTCATCTTCGATGTCGTTACGATCAACTTCAATGGTGACTTCAAAATCTTCATTGGTTAATGAATATTTAGAGGCAGATAAACGATTTAGTACTTTTTCGCCAATCCATTTACGCATACGAGGAAAGCTACCAAACCACGTATAATCTTCAGTTTTTGTTGATGACGGCACTACCGTAGTTGTTTTCTCATATTGCGATTCGTGGGCTTCAAACGTTTTGTTGAAAATCGTTTTAATGGCCATGAATGCTGCTTGAATAGCGGCTTTATTTACAATCATGCTAGTTCTCCTTTTACCCAAATGCCATTGCTGTCGACTTGCATAATGCGACCTGCTAATGAACGTGTATTACCGCCATTGGTTTTGGCAACGGTTTCGTCGTCTTCCAAATAGCATTGATTAAATAAATCAGCTTGAGCAATCGAATCACCCGAACTGTTCTTAGCAAAAAACAAGCGTTCACGACGCACTTCAATACTTTTTTCGCCATTGCCACCTGCAGAATTGTCAACCGCTTCTTCTGCAATACCACCAAATTTCAAGCCCACTTTTGTGGTGGCTTTATTGGCGTAACCTGCATCAATGACTACAATGGCTCCGCCGTGAATAACTGCACCTGCAGCTAGGGCAAGCACAAGTAAATTGCCACCTTTTTGTAAGGTGCCTTTATCTTTAGATAACGCCATGATTATTCTCCTGTGCCTTTGGCTATTTCTGCTTTAAATTCTTCTTGAGAAAGCGCCATGTTTTTACACATGGCAATTTGCTCAGTGCTTAAGTTTTCACCCGAATCTTTATTTTTAGGCTTTTCTTTACCTTGGGTTTGAGTGGTTGTTAATGCGGCAATGGCAATTCGTGGCTCAAGCATGGCTTTTAATGCGGCTGAGCCTTGGCTTTGGCCTACGCTTTGTAAATAATCACGGTCTGCTTGGCCGGTAATTTTGGCCGCATTGTCTTTTAACAATTGGTCAACTGAGTTTTCATCAGTACCGTTTTTTAATGCCGCTAACTCAGCATTTACCGTGTTATAAGTCTCAACAGGCACAAACTTAGTTGGGTCAACGCCTTTTGCGCCCCCAGCTTTTAGCGAAGCAACATTTTGTTGAGCAATGTTTAAATCCTTTTCTAATTGGCCAGACTTATCGCCTTTAGTTTTTAAAGCGGCAATTGCGGTTACAGCATCGGCTTCAACTTTTTTCAATGCGGCAGCACTGGTGTCAAAATCTGCAGGGATTTCAATACCAATTTTGCCAAGCAATACCTTCAGTAGTTCAGGCATGTGGTTTTCTCCAGTAGGGTTAGTTTTATCGGGTGAATGAGGGTTTGCTTTTAAAGCAGCAATAGCTTTCATGCCATCAACCGCAGGGTCATTGGTTAAAGCAACGTGCATTAAACTGGTGGGGCGGCCTGTTTTAGTGTCGTATGAGAAAACTGCAGAGGTATAACGATACTCTTTGTCATCTACCGCTTTTTGGCCATCGGGTGTCCAATTAACATTTAAGGCAAATAAACCTTCGCCTTCAATGTATTCAAAGTCTTCAAACCAAGCTGCTGCAGGTGCAGGCTTACCATTTTCTTCGGTGTACATGGTTTGGTGTTCGTAATCAAAGTGGTAGTCGTTTGTACGCAAAGCAGCATTTGCTTTTAAAATAGCAAAGGCTTCTTTGTCCATTAACCACTTACCACCATCAACATCGTGAGGGCGTCCATCTTTAGATGAAAACTGACCACTAGGTAATAATTGCACTCGATTGTTTTGCGCATTATCAAGTGAGCCGACCGAAAAACTCAACACAGCTAAGGCTGTGTTGTTTTTATTTGTTAACGCCGAAATGGCGATAGTAGAGTTTTTAATTTTCATGCTGCCAGAATGGCAGCATGTCTTAGGTGTTAATAATAACTTGTATTAGTAATTGTTCTTGTAGGTAAATGAGCGGATAAATAAGGCTTTTTACGTGAGATATGCAAACAACAACGAAACCAAGCAAGCCAAGTTATTTATAAATGATTTACAAGCGATTTATAGCCATTAAACAAATGTAAACGAGCCAATGTAACCAAAACAGTATTAAGCTGCTTAAATCGCGTTTTAGGAGCCTGAAAGGTGTGAGCGCAATATGTCGAGTATTTCGGTTTCGTCTTCACCGCTGACGCCTAAGAAAGGTCTTGCGGGAATGTTTGCTTTGTCTCGTCCAAATTGATGTGTTGCCGCATACTCTAAATTTGAACCAAACATTAATTGGTTACTATTTACTTGATAACTGAGCGTATCAGCTAATGTGCCGTAGCCACGTAAAATCTTCTCTGATTGGTTAGTTAAATCTTTTTGCTCAATGGTGTTGATACTAAGCGGCTCCCATGGCGTGCCATCAGGGCTTAGTTCTTGGCTCATTCTATCTTGCGTTGATTCTAATATGTGCTCACCCATTTCATAAAACGCAGGAGCGAGATCTAAACCACGGGCAAGCATTGTGTTTAACGCTTTGGTAATGGCTTCATCACCCAGTAAATCGATTGAGACAAACGACCCCGCCATTACGCTTTGTCCTGGTATGCGTTTAGCAAATCAAGTTCAGTTTCACTGGCTTGGGCATATAAACTTTCAATCACATAACCACAGCGCTCTTTTTCAACACCACCAGCTGCTGCGGCTTTATCTACTAACACATAAATTTTAGGTAGGCGTTCTTGAAACGGTATTTCCGTATTAGAAACAAGCTTTAGCGCTTCATCGACAATTGGGCTAGCTTGTTCGGCAATGGTGCCTTTCGCTAAACCTTGTTGAATTGTTGCTAATAAATCAGCCATTACTTATTACCTTTGTTAATTGCATTGTTTACTAAGTTGTCCATGTAGGCCGTTATTTCTTCATTCCAGTTTGCTAATGCTTTGCGGTCCAACAACCAAGCAACAAACATTTCAGCATGCCATTCATAATGGTTTTGCTGAGCATAACGAGTAATGGTACTGCCACTCGTTGCCGTTTTAAATAAAGGCTTGTATGGCGAACCCGCTTTAAAATGAATTTGATGGCCGATCTCATGTATCCAATTTGTCAGCATAGCACCATTTTCGCCATTGAGGCCATGCTGCTTAAGTATTTCAGAGAACGTGAGCGCGCTTTTATTTGCTTCTTTAAGCAGTATACCTGCTTGTATCGCATGCTTAACCTCGTTGAAATCAACCTTTGAAAGCTTACCAATACCTTTAAGCACGACGTGTTCAAATGCGCTTGAGGTAAAACCTTCGGCGCGTAAATAGCCTCTGTCGGTGAATAACGATATGGTGCTGTATCGAGGATGCTTGCCTAAATACGCTTCAATATCATTAACCACTTTAGTCGCTGCTATCGCTTTGGGGTTCATTTCTTTTTGTTGAAGAAAGAGCGTTTTAGTCTCATGTTGAGTTAAAAACTTTTCAAGCAGCGCTATTTCAGGCGCAGCGCTTGTTGTTTTTAGTTCATTTAGTACTTTGTTCAAGCTATGCACATCTGCACCTGGTACGGTACTAAATGCCGTTTTAGCGACACGTGGGGGTGGCGTAAATGGTTTTGCTTTTTTATCAGCCAGTTGTTTTAAATTTTTCGATACGGCTTGCTTTCGTGGGGCATAGTCAAAGCCAGGGTCAATACCTTTTGGTATTACATGGGCTTCGCCCGTTACTTTGTCTACCCATTCCCATGAACCATCTTTTGGTGCTAAGTCGATTACATGGCCATGGCGTGCTAACCATGCTTTTGTTCTACCACGTACTTTACATTTACAGCCCCAACCATTTTGCGGGAAATGCGTTAACCAAAATTTATCGGTTTTGGGTAAGCGCAGTGTATGCCAGGACAAATGTAATTCGCGCGGGTGCAAACTATCACCGTGCTGATATTCCCAAACATCAAAGTGCTGCAACTGTTCATAGCGCCCAGCGTTATAGCTTTGTCGCATGTTAGTGTCGTAAATTACACGACTACGCCAGGCACTTGAACCTGTATGATCCCAACCATGCTTTGCTCGTATTTCTTTAAAGTTTTTTTTCAGCCAGCCGATTGATTTACCTTCGCTAATGGCGCTATCAACCATTTTCCTGAAGTCATTCAGCAAATCATCCTTCATGGCTCCGGCTATCATAAAGCCGTTGTTGTGACCATTTCGCCAAACATCATTCCAACGCTCAGTAGAAATGTTTAGTTTATTTCTGAAAAAATCTATCGACTCTTGAAACGGTAGCGAACCATAACGGACTTCAGGCACTTTTTACTCGCTTACTAGTTATGTGCTTGCACCATCGCTGATAGCGTTTAAGAAATTTGCTCAACATTACTCACCATCCTCTACGTCTGCCATGCCGCCAAGTTCTGCCGCGACAAGTGCCAGCTGCATTACTTCACTGGCTTCATCAATGGACAAATTCATGCCGTTAAGTTGGGTTTGCAGCTCTTCAAGTGAGGTTGCGTTGTTGATCAGCTCTTCAATGTCATCATTAAAACCTTGCAATATAGGGCTAAAACCTTCGGCCAATTGCTGAGCAAACAATTCAGCTGTGTCTTTTTCTGGCACCGCTTCAGCTTTAGCTTTTAATGCAACAAGCTTGGTTATGGCCATATTTTTTAGCTTGGTTTGCGCTTTGGTTGTTGGTTTGTCTTTAGGTGCATCTTTACCAGGTAAGGTATCGATTTCTTTAGTCGGAACTTTTTCTGGGGCGACCATGCCTAACACTGTTTCACCGTCTTTAGGCTCAGGTATTTGCACTTTATCCTGTGCCCATCGCAATGGTATTTGAAAACCCAAGCCAACTAAGCCTGGTAAAGATTCACTGAATTCTTTTAAATCTTCAGCTTCGGTGGTGTCAAATTCTAATCTTGGCGAACGTGAAGGTTTAGAGAAGCTTTTGCCATTGAACATGTACATAGGCAGCACTAAGTCACGGGTTGTTGTGCTAGCGATTTGAATAAGGTCGCTATCGCGTAATTCGCCGCGAACTTCATCGTGTACGTTACCCAAAGCATTGGTTGAGCTTTTTCCATCTGCTTGGCTTGTAAGCGTGCCGCCTAATATGGCTTTGCTCATGGCTTTTTCCATAAACTCCATCATGTACGCAAAGGGTTTTTCACTACCTTTGGCGGCTTCATTAAATTCAATTTCCATGCCTTTAGGAATAATGCCACCTGCGTTATGACCTATCCCCATAACGGCCTGTAAAAGTGTGCGCTTTTCGGTTGGTGTGGCACCCGTAGAATATTTACCCACGCGCAGCGGTAAACCATAGATTTCATTAAACTCGGCTAAATCACGAATTGAAAAGTTTTTAAAAATGTACGGCCATGCTAATACGCGCGCTAAACCATTACGTGAAACATAGCCCGATTTTGTTTTATGAATATGTTGGATCCAGCCGAAGGGATTTAGTGCTTCGCCGTCGATACTGTTATCACGTAAGCGGAGTTCATTGCGATTATCAGCGTTAACCATAAACCAAGCAGGATCTTTAAAGTCTATTGCATGTGGTACCCATAGTTTTTCTTCTTGTTGCCAGGTTATTTCACTGTGAGAAAAGCCTTTTAAAATAGCGTCAGACATATCGAAAAAGGTATCTTGCAAAAAGAGCATGTCTTCAAACAGCTCTTGCAGCATTTCAGTGTCGCGCAACTCTGCAGCACTGGCATTACGCGGCGGTACTAACTTCCAAGGCACAGACTTCATACACAAGCGGCGCTTTTGTAATTCAGAAAACAGATGTGTGTCTTTTTCTTCCATGTCTTCGGCCAATTCACATTGCGCAATAATGTCGCCTTGCTCAGCACGTAATAAAATACCGCCCAATTTAGCAGGGGATAAGCCCTTACTTGGGTGTTCAGCATAATGTTTATGTAAATGGCCTAACCTAGCATCGTCGGTCTGCGGGGTGGTTAAGTCTTCTTTTCGAAGTGGGTGGCCATATTGGTCAACTAATTGAGACATTACTAGAATGCTCCTTTTTGATTAATAGAAAAATCGTCATCGTCTTCATCACGGTTTTTATCGGGCAATGGGGTGAATTCAATAACGCCGCCGTCCATCCAACTGGCTCTAACGGCCATAGCAAGACCTACAGCTACATCGCCATGGCGTTGTCGGCCATCGGTGCCTTTGGAGCTACCTTTGTCAATTTTAGGAACACCGTTGATAACTTTTATTTGTCCCATATCGTCTTGTACATCTTGGTGGCGTGGTATTTCTAAATTTAAATCTTCAAATTCTGCTTTAAGCTTGGGCATCCATTCCATATACCAACGTTCAGTCAGCATTATTTGTTCAACCATTTCGGTGCCGTAACGCTCTGCGGCGGCTTCAGCTAAGTAACCACCATTGCCTGTAGCATCAAACGCTAAACCTTGTAAGCGCGGTAGTCGGTCACATAAATAAAATAGTATTTCTTTTTGCGCGTCATAAGTTAGGTTGCTCATTTCGAGCAAGAACGGTACGCGCTTGGTTAAGTCTTTATTTATCTGCAGGGGCACAAATACTGATAAATCACCTTTGCGGGCAAAATCTTCACCAAAGGCATGATTTAAATCTTTATTAAGCTTGGCTAAGTGAGGCTTTAATTCGTCTTGCCATTCTTTTATTTGAATTTCTTTATGTCGGGCTGACCATTCCAAAAAGTCTTTAGGGGCGGTAAACCTGATGATGGGAATATCTTTTTTCATGGCTTGGTCAACAAGCACACGTTTGATATAAACACCGCCGCCTTGCTTAGGTACGCATGAATATTCTTCTAAGGCATCTTCTTCGGTAGCGGTTTGGTTTAATAGCGCCGCTTTCCACATATCCTCAACTTCTTGAGTCCATGCTTTGCGGCGTGTTTGGCTGATACGTTTATAAAGCCCTTCGTTACAGGCATCGTCAAGGGTAATACGATGTACGGAATAGGCTTTTTTACCTGCGCGGCTATCTTGAATAAGGGTATTAAATAAATTGTCGGTGCCGTTATGTGTGCTAATTAAACGGACTTTAGCGCCCCACATGGTCAATGCACTAGCAGCTTTAAGTACTTCCGCTAAACGGTCATGAAAGGCCGCTTCGTCAATGGTGACGTTACCTTGCATACCACGTAAGTTTGATGGATTAGAGCTAAGCGCCTGTATTTTATAGCCACTGGCAAAGTTGATGGTGAAGGTAAGGATTTCTTTACCTGCTTGACCTTCATCAACAAATATCTCTTCTTGAATATCACCTGCAGCTTTATCAAACGCCATAGCCCACATGGCACACGCGTCAATAAACTCGCGCGCCATGTCTTTGGTTGAGCCAACATAGAAATGGTCGGTACCAAAAGCAACTTTACTTTTACTGGCTTCTAACACGGCGTCAGCGGCTTCAGCCCAGGTTAAACCAGTTCGACGAGACTTTTCAGCAATTTTTAGAATGGAGTCGTCAGCCATCCAACGTTTTTGATAGCCGAGTAAAACTTCATCGGGATCAAAAGGAATGAACACAGGTAAGCCAAAGCGTTTTTCAATGTTGTCACAACTATTGATCGCTTCCTGGTAAGGTGAAAGCTTTAGCTCTGGTTTTATTAGCTCTACTTCAGGCTGTGGAGGTAATTTCATTAGGCAAGACCTAAAATTTGTTGCTTAATTAAGTTTGCGCCATCGGTTGTTAAACCAGCTTGCTTAGCGGTTGAATCGACTTTTTCAGCCATTTCTTCTGCAAAGACTTTGCGCGCTTCTTTCTCTCGCTTCATATTCGCTGAAGCCGCATCTTCTAAGTTTTTTAATGTTCTTGCTAAGGTGTAGATGGTTTTAGCATCAAGTAAACTTTCAGGATCTGCATTGGCATTCATCAGCAATTTAAAGTGCTGGGTTTTCAACATTTCAAGTAGCAGCTGCGTGGTTTCACCCGTTGGCTTACTGCCAAATTGCGCCACCCACATTTCGGTTGACTCACGCATAGCGCGAATTTCTTGGCCAACGGTTTCCATTTCAACGCTATAACGGCTTAAACCTGATTTACTTATTTTTTGCTCGGCAAGGCCAGCTTGTTCAATAAGCTCGTTAATTGCGGCAAGTATATCGGCCTGTGTGTGGCTTTTATCACGAAGTAAAGTATCGAGTTCGGCTTTTAATTTTGGTGGCAGCAAATCGATTTTAGACGCCTTGCCACGCTTTTTTACATTGCTCATGATTTGGCACCCAGTTGTTGCAGATAGCCTTTACGGATTTTAGGCACTTCACGACGTATAGCGGCTAAAGCGCGCTTGGCTTCAGGGTCACTTTCAAACACTTTATTAACCCAACTTTCAGCAACAAAGGCTTCTCCTGGGTTAGCTTCTTCAAAAGCCGGCTTTATGCATTGCTTTTCAATTTCTGCTAACACAATGAAGCGAGCAAATGCAGACACCATTCGTTTTTCAGCCGCGTTATAAGGCTTTACTTTATTAGTCATGATTCAGCTCCGTTATGCTCTTGGGCGTTTAACGCCATCTACAAAGCTTCGGCCTTGTGCTACGTCTTGCCCACGACTAAGCAAAGTGGCATTCATAATGTCGCCTACTTTTTCGATAGACACTAAACCTTGCTCGGCTAGCCAGCCTAAGTTTGTGCGTACCTGGTCACGGCTCATTACGTTGTGAAAAGCGGCACAAGAGTCTTGGATCATGCTGTCGTTACTTTTGTAACCAAGCGCTTCTAAAGCCCGTAAAATTGACAGGCGATGATGCTGATTTTGAATGTTTTGAAGTGCCATTATTTGCTTCCTTTAATTTCGTTTTCAACGAGCATATTTACGTGGTTATTGATGTTTTTAAGTAGGTCCTTCATGCCGTCAACACTGCCTTTCATTTCGCCCATTTCTTTTTCAAGGCCATGAATAGTTTCATTGGATGGAATGCTTTTAATTTGCGCCTGTATCGTTGTTACCTTTGTTTCAAGCTGGGTATGAGCTACAGACGTGTTATAGGTGTCTTCAATGGTTTTTACGCGATCTTTTAGCTCAGCATGGTCTTTCTTCTTTGGAAACGTGGCGGTAAGCACAAAAACAACAATGGCAAAAATGGCCCACAGTAGAAATTGAATGACTTTGAAGTATTCGTTGATAAATTCCATGGCTTAACCTCGGCCTTGTTTTGTTCTAATTTCTTCAAGTGTTTGGCATTCAAGACAGCGCACCGAATTTACCGCTTTAATGCGTTTTAGCGATACGGGGTAGTCGCAGTCTAAACAAACTCGCACACCGTCAACTATGCATGGCTGCTCTTGATTATTGCGTTGTTGCTTTAATGCTTGAATTCGGTTTTGCTCTGCAATTTCGTTTGCACGATCGATTGGGTCGCTCATTACAACGTGTCCTTGTTTTGGTCTTTTTGTTTACTGCCCATGCTTGAACCAAAGAAAAAACCGTTTACTTCTTTACGTTCATCAAAAAGCGATTTGATGGCCATGGTTAAAATAGAGGTAATGAGTGATAAAAGTGATGCGTTGCCTTGTAAAAAATACAAAGCACATGCCTGAATAACTAAGCACATACCGATGTATAAGGGGTTGTACTTCATTATACGGTCAGCAATGATGTCAGCTTGATTGTGATGTACCTGGTACATTTGACGGGCGTTTTGCTTGTCAGCAAAGGCTAACCTTTTAAGCTCGTGTTCGTTTCCTAACACCTTATCTTTAAAGGCTTGCATAGCAACGGGATCAGCTTTTAGCTTTTCTAATGCTGTATCGATAGTGGTGTAACCTGTAGAGTCAGCGGCGTACTCAATTACTCGGCCAGCAAGCTTGGCTGCCCCAGAGTCTGAATCGCTTAGTTTTTCAGTTATCCAATCACTTAACCCGGTAGCTTTGGCAATAGCTAATGCGGCAGTAATGCTCATGGGTTGGTCCCCTTAATAATTGTTGATAAGAATTGTTCAGTGCCGGTAGCAAGCTTTATGGCCACATCAATATCTATTTGGCTAACAGAATGCCAACCGCGCTTATATTGACTGGCTTGCTCAGTACGACGGTAAATGCAGCTGTATTGCACAGGCAAGTTGTGCATTTGCTTGTTTACTTCAGCACCAAGACGTTTATTACGTCCTTCCTGAAAACGTTCATCTGCTTTGGTCATAACCAGCCCGCCAATTCAAGCAAGTAGATAACCAGCGCAAGTGCTTCTATAGCAAAAACAATGATGAAAAACGCACTGGCAATAAACAAATAAGCATTTGATGGACGACCACGAGCTTCTTCAATAATTTGGGTTTCGATGTCAAATGAACGTTCAGCCCACGCGGTTATTTGCCCAATAATGGCAGTAATAATGAGCATGATGAGAAATACAAAAGCGGTGTAATGTAAGGCACCCATTAGGCATGCCCGCCAAATAGCCATATCATTTGGCACTCTTTCAATACATCAAAAGCGCGGTTCAACCAACCTTTGAGAAACTTAAGTTGAGTAACATCACGTTTAACTATGCTGGCATAACGACATACTCGTAATTGGGTATATTCGTGCAGTAGCTGTAATTCAGTACATTGGTTTACTGCGGCTAATGTTTTACCGCCGATAATACCGTCGGTGTTAACACCAGCTGCGCCTTGTAAGGTTTTACGCGCAAACTTGCCGCCTTGGTTTACGGCAACGTCAAACACCATGACAGCGATATAAGTGGGCAGTTCGTGGCATTGATTCGCTAGCCAGTATTCTTTGTAGTAAATACTAACGGCTTGTTCGTAGGTAAGGTTTTCGGGGGTGATATCACCAAGGCCGTCAAGGTTAATATCAATTAGGCCATCAGCTACACCATCGCGTAGGTCTGAAATACCAAAATTAGTTTTACCACCTCTGTCGGCAGCATCATGAACATAACCGCCTTCCAACCCAATAACACGATGTATGGCTTGTAAAGCAGCGGGAGGAATATTTTCAACAATAATTAAGGTAAATTCTGACACAGCACTAACGCCCAAAACGAAACATGCTGACAGTTTGTCAGCATGTTGAAGGGGTTAGTAATAACCTGTATTAGTAAATTAAGAAGCTACTAAAGTTGTTTGATTATTGCTTTTGATATTACGATGATAATTTTATTCTCAACATTAAATGTGATCTCTTCATGATCTTCTTCATCAGGGTGTTTAGAAAAAATGCTCCCATAATGATCAAAGTAAAAAGAATGTAATATTGAATCTTTGTTTATGTCTAAATAACAATTTACTCTTCCATAATATATATCTGTTCGTCTAGCGCACGGTGCAATAGTAAAATCCAAAAGAACATCAAAACCAAGCACAGTCATTATATAAGCGGTAGGAGAAATATCTTCGTCAGAAGCAATACTCATTTTTAAGCCGTCATGGTAATTTTCTTTATAAGCTATTAATTTATCAATAATATTATTTTGATAGTCATTTAGTCTATTTGAATAACTTTCATGAGCATTTTTAACTTCATGATCTTTCATTTATTTAATCCTTTATTACAGATGGCCAATTAAACATGTTGGCCGTATTCGCTTTAAACCAATGAACATTGTGAAAGTGTGCTTTATCAACTTTTAAGCGTCGGGCGATATCATCATGACAAACCTCTAATAACAATTTACGAACAGGAGGCTCCTGTAATTCAATTGATTTAATCTTCATTTGCAGGTCATTAAATTGGAGCTCTGTAAGTGATGAGCCATAATTTAAAAGCTCATGTTCAAGCATAAGGTATTTATTACGCAAGTCATTATGAAGAGAGCCTTGCCCACGCGTGTCGATAATTAAATCTACAGCTTGTAATACAGCAACAATAGCTGCACAAAAAATACCTATTTCTAACTTTGAACTTATTATCGCTACTGCTGATGTTGAAAATATAAGGGAAAAAGCACTGACAAAGCGATGCCAAGCATTAAAATAACTTTGGCGTAACATATGATAATAAGAGCCTATTCCAAGTTGGAATTGACACTGAAACACTTGTTCATTTGACGTCATAGCACTTCCTATTTTTTGGTTTTATCCCTTGAAACTTTATCAGGATTTGGTGGTGTCGCAAAATGCGTTGTAATAGTGTCGCTTCTTGATTCATTACCAAAGTGGAAACGGCCACTCTCACTTTTATTATGCTTTCCAATTTCGACCAAGCTTTCGCCTGAATCACGGAAAATTACTTTCTTATCTTGTTTTTTAGTCATTGTAGCTACCCTTAAATTTAGTTGTTATTTTAATTATTTCAATATTGGTAAAGTCATATTAAATTCACCATGGGTGTTAATTTAAGTTTTTATCTGACACTTATCTAACGCAATTTTTAATGAACCATCCAGCATAAACTCACCTGTGGTTCCTCCGGTATTAGGCACCATAGGACCAAAGCCAAGCGTTCTGTAAATTAAAGTTTTACCGTTGAGCATTTCATTTAATATCGCTGTTGCTTTGTCACCAGTAGCAACAGTGAAAGGAGATAGCATTTGACCTGTGGAGTTCAATGCAGTTTTGTAAGAATCTGCAATTAGCTTTTGCTGTTCAGCTGGTAAGTTTTTGGCGTATTCGGTCATAAGGTCTAATTGAGCATTTACCGGAGCATCAGGCTTAGTGTTCACTGGGGTTTCACTCATTGATATTATCCAGGCTTTGTTACTGTCAATACGAAGCTGAACATCACCAACAGGTACTTTGTATTTACCGCCACTTTTTACGCCTACCTGTAATTCATTATTCACCACTTGAATAAATGGGTATAAACGATTGCTATAGGTGTAAACATTTGAATGGGTATATAAACTTCCTGTAGACACTGAACAGGTAGTTATGTCGGTGAAACGGTCGAATTCAGTACTAGCGACCCATTCAACTTTCGGTGCTGTTGTTGACGCACAGCCCACTAAGCCAATACTGAATAAAGCTAACATGTAATTTTTCATAATACTTCCTTTCCTCACCTATAAAGTTGAAGGTGAATGCCATACACCAATATCATTAAATTTTCTTATGGTTTCTTTTAACTCATTTACACTATGAAGTTGGCCTTGGTAATACACAGCGGTACTTTTACCGGGTACATAACCACCGTAGGTGTTAGTGGCTTGATAAGAGAAGTTATAACACCAATAGCCGTAATCATATTTAGGACTTACATTGTCAGCCATTTTCATTTTTGAGGCATAACATTTATAAGATGTAGCTACGGTAAGGTTTTTAAGTGAATCAGGATCTTTTAGCTGAGCTTGTATTATTGGTTTAGCTTTACGTAGTATTTCATCTTGTAGTGGCTGCACTTCATAGCGTAATAAGCTTGTTTTTTTGTATACTTCTTCTGTTGATGCACAACCCATCAATCCAAGTCCCAATAAAGCTAACATGTAATTTTTCATAGTAAGTCCTTTTGTTGTTTTTATATTAATCGCCGTTTTCACAGTTTATTTTACGTTGCTCAAATTCTGCTATAGCTTGTTCGTCAACTTCAGGGTAAGCATCAAACCTGTAGTGACCACCTAATTCTTTTTTTGTTTTTTTTAGTTCTCGGGCTATTTGTGCTAGTAATATTGCTAATGTTTTTCGTTCTGCTTCACCTGTACATGTAATGGTTATTTCATTAGGGTTTAGCTTTTCAACAAAAAACTCTATACCACCGGGGGATGATGTTGTTATTTCAATGTTCGCATATGCATCATTACCACTTTCGTCATCACTAGCGATAGATGCACAATCATTAGTACCACTTACACTATTCCATACACTAACTTGACTTATTTCAGAGCTACCAATTGAGTCTGGTAAGGGGGAACACTCTGTAGTAAGTTCTCTTAATTGCCGAACCATTCTGTCATATCCCTTTGACAATGATTTAAGATCTTGTGTTTCAAAATGCAGGTTTACAAGTTCCTCGATTAAACCCTCTATTTTTTCATTTAATGCGCCGATGCTATCACCGTGTTGGCTATTTGAAAGATGAATTGCTATATCGTTTAATTCATCGTGTAATGAACGATTTTCTACAGTTAATGCTGTTATTTTAGTTTCAAGTTTACTTATAATTTTGTGGTGATCACTTTTATAAACTGCAGCCATTGCTTGATTACTTTTATTTATACTTTCTACTCTACTGGACGTATCAAGAAGACCACGGATTCTTTTTTCTTGTAAAAAAGATAATGCTCTATAAAACTTAGTATGGGGAATTAAACGGTAACGACTACGTCTATCAGTGGCAAGTGGTACGGCGGTATCACAATAGTCATGCAACTTATTCCATAAGCTAATTTTGGAATCTTGGTGGGTAAGAGGATGAGTACTTTCAACTATTTCATCGACAAGCTTTCTTAATTGGAAGGCTTGCGATTCTGTTATACAAGGCTCTTGTGGCAAAGGAACTGGGCTATGGTAATTGTTAACTACTTCAGCATTGGTTTGATGATTAGCATTCCCTTTAATTTTTTGTTGTTCCATGTACTTATTTGCCAGCTACCTGAGTATTGTTATTCCCTGTAATATTTTGACAAGTCGCAGCACTGCTGTTTACTTGGGTGTTACCATCACCAGTAATGGATTGAGACGACACAACAACTTCTTCTGTTTGTTGTAGCGTTGCAGCTAACTTTTCTTTTAATTTTATTTCGAATTCATCAGACACGTAAATACTCCATAATTTTACATTTATGCGATCAATTTTAGATAAGGATAAATATCTTCCTTAGTTGGCATTTTGTGCTTTAGCATAGCTTGCATTAATAAAACCTCAATAACTTCGCCTTTAGCTTTAGCAGGTAAGCTTTTTTTTGATTCGATTAGCACTTCTTCAAGCACTTTTACAATACTCGAAAGCTTTCCTTCAAAATCAAAGTGAGGCATTTCTGGCTGCTCAGCTATATCAGCTAAGTTTTTTGAACGTATGCCGGTACAGATATATTGGACATCAAAACCCATATTAGCTAGCAGCGTAAGTTTGTCGGAAGGTATTGCTCCGCCTGCCTCCCATCTAATTATAGTGCCTTTATTTACACCTATATTTTCAAACAAATCTTTCTGTTGGAAATTGAGTCTTTGTCGTTCTTCTTTTAAAAAGTTCGATTTATCCATAAAAATATATTGACGGGTTCGATATATCGAACCTATACTACCCCTGAACTTAACAAAACCTTTAAAACAACACCTAGCGCCAACTAGGCATAACCAAGAGAGTTTACTATGGAACATGAAACAATTAAAAGCGAATTACGCAAAAAGGGCTATTCACTAGCAATGATCGCTGCTGCTTTGGACTGTTCACCAACAAATATTCAACAAGTTTGTAAGCGTTTGAATCATAGCCTTCGAGTAGCCAATGCCATCGCCACAGCACTTGAATTGCCGATTAAAGAAGTATTCCCTGATATTCCTAGCTACGCAGATGTGCAACATTTTTCTACATCTAGACAACAGCGTATTGAAGCGTTGCAACAACGTCTTGCTAGCTAAAGGGATTCCACCATGCTTTGTACTTATAGCTACACGCCACTCGTAACCACTGATGTAAAGCCTATTAATCGTTCTTGGATCCCGCAAGTAGAGTTGTTTCAAGAGTTGTTCAAGCCGATGCTGGTTCATGTGCGTTTGCCAAATGGTGTTCATGTTATTGCGCCGTTGCAGAAAAAACTGAATTCAAATGTATATGAGCTGTTATTTCCAAACCAGTTACTTGTTTGGAAAGACATTCAAGGAGCTATTTCTAATGACTAAAACTTATTGGAAAAAGGTTGTTCCTCACAGCATGCCGCATGCTTTGCAGCTGACTAAACAGCACGGTATTGAAAAGAAAAATATGAGTGTTGAACGTATTGGCGATCACTTAAGTGAGACAGGTGATTTAATTTACAAATGGTTAGGGACTGCGAAAATGCCAGTAAATAAAGTCATTGCCTTTGAACAAGCCTGTGGCATTAATTTTATTACTCAATACTTAGCACATAGCCAAGGGTTTTTATTGGTGCCTGCGCCTACAGGCCGCAAAGCTGAGCACAAAGACTTAATTGATTTACAAGCGTTTATGATTGAGGTTTCTGGCTTACTAATGCGTAACAGCCAAGATAAAGCAAGCAGTCAAGAAACCGTTGACGGTATTAAGAAATTAATGGAAGACCTGGCTTTTCATCAAGGTAATGTTTCGTCTGCAGATCAACCGCAGCATGAATTTGTATTAGGGAACGATAATGCCTAAACAATCATTGAAAAACTTGATTTTACAGCACGCAGTTAAATTAATTTTTAATACTGTTGGGGCGCTTTGTATTTTCGTTGTTTTCTACTTCGCTCTTTATCTTGAAACGGCGGTTTTATCATGAGTCATAAATACTTTAGTGGTTCACAACACCGTATGAGCATTATTGTTATGTCTCTAATTGGCTCTGAGGCTAATGGATTAACCATGGCTGATATCGCTGAAAAATCGGGTGAGAGCAAGTCAAACGTGCTTAAAACCTTAGCGAATTAGAGACATAACAAT